TTGAACGATGAGGGCTATCTGTGCGTGATCGCCAGATCAGCCGATGAGGGTTTCAAAATCATTGAGGAGTACTTGGCATGAGCCGTGACACATTGGCTGAGATAGCCGACCAAAGCGCTGCAAACATTGCGGCAGCACAAAGCAAAAAGGCTGAACTCAGCGTAGCCAACAAGGCTGTTCAGCATTCGGGGGAGAAGATGCCATACTCGAATTCATTGCAAATGGCGGCACGACTTCCGCACTGTGCAAGGTATTGGGTGTGGCGGTTACGACATTCGATAGATGGATTGACAGAGGCGGCGAGACGCGCAGCGCTGCCTACGCACGCGCACGCACGCGAGCAGCACAGAGTTTAGCCGAACAAACCATCGACATTGCAGACGCTGCAACCATCCAAGAGGTGCAGCTTGCCAAGCTGCGCACCGATAACCGGCGCTGGCTGGCCGGCAAGCTCAGTGACGAGTACAGCGACAAGGCTGCGCCCCTGGTGAACATCGACCTTGGCAGCTTGGCGCTGGACGCACTGAGGCATCGATCTGTCACGCCCGTAAACGGGATTGACAAAGCCGTGATTGACGAGGGTTAACCCTCGGAATCTGGGGCCGCCGGCCGCCGGCTGGCCGCCGCCGCGCCTGACTTGGTTGGCATCCTCGGTAACATAAAGAATCTTTCTGCGGGATTCTGTTTTAAGTGGGGAGTCGGACAGAGTAAATCCAGCGGCAATCAGGCAGACTGAAACCATTGCCGTGGTCTTGCCCACACCAGGCTGGCCGGCTGTCACTGAGAAACTGTGGGCGAGGAATCCATCGATTAGGTATTCGACGGGGTAGAGCTTGGTCAGGTCGAGGGAGAGTTCTTTCCAGTACGGGGCTGGCGCAGATACCTGTTCTGGGTTGGTTTCTACCCTTTCTGGGTTTGTGGACTGCTGCGCTTGGATGAAGTTGGAGAAGTCCTCGACCGCCGACTTTCGCTCTTCGGCGCGGCTCGGTGTCGAGTACCCGCCCATCTTGGCATGGTGAAACAGCGTGCCGATGGAGACGCCCTTGCCTTGATGGAACGACTTCCAATGCGTGTCGATGTCCTGCTCTGACTTGTACTTCGCGCCTTGACTTGACCAACCGGCCCAGAGTTGGTGGCCTTGAGCGCCAAAGGCCGTGTGCAGCGCTTGGCCGATCTCGATCCATGTCGTGTAATCGCTGTCAGGGTTGATGAACTGAAGGGCTTGGGCGGCCTTGCTGTAGTCATCGGTGGAGGATGTGACCGGTGTATATACAAAGCTGTCTGGCTTTGGCCGTGGCACTTCAGCCGGCTGGTTGGAGTTGTCCTGCTCAATGACGCCCCACATAGTGAGCAAAGACAGTAGATTGTCATGCACCTCGTTGGAGAGCTTGCCGACCAGCTTTGAGCCGGACAGCAGGACTGACTTGCCTGGGCTTGTTGGCAGCCCGAACACCTCAATCTCTTGGCCGCCGCCCAGCTTGTACTTGGGCTTGATCTTGTCCAGATCCTCATCAGCCACGAACAGGAAGACATGCCGCCCCCGTCCGGAGACGCTTACCTCCGTGAGTTGATCCTGCTGCTTGACCCACTCGGCCATGCGTTTGATGGCGATATTGGTTGCACCTGTTGAGTGCTTCATGTCCACATCAAGGCAGACAAGGTACGCGCCACTGGACATGGATGGGGTCTGCATCACGATGCCCAGATAGTCGCCGGCTGGCGCGGCATCCATCGTGAGCACCTCTGATGCGCTGTAAAGCTGATCAGGTGGTGTGTCACGCGCTACACCTTGGCCGGTCTTGTTGTAGGGGATCTTCTTGCCGTCAAGAGTGGTGGCAAAGGTGCAGAACACTGCACTCGGATGCTGCTCGATCAGCTTGACAGCAATGGCTTTTGAGTTGGTGAACTCAGTGGCCGTTGCTTTTGGTAAAATACTCATGTTGTTGATCTCGCGGTTGACGACAAGTTGTTCTCCTTCTGGAGTGATCCAGTTACCCCTGACAGTTCACGCTGTCAGGGGTTTTTCTTTGGGAGGTTGATTCTAGTCCTTGGGCAATGCGCTCACCGATCCATCGCACCACTGGCACTGCCCAAGAATTACCCAAAGCCTTGTATCTTGGCCCGTCTGGCGTTGGCTTGCCCTTGGCCTTGATGTCGGTGTAATTGTCAGGAAAGCCTTGCAAACGCTCACATTCAACAGGGGTAAGTCTTCTGACGGCCATTGATTGCTGAATTACTACCGCTTCATTTCCTTGTGTGGGACGATGGGCATCTTGCGTAAGAGCGCCAACGCCATGATCCTCACGAATTTGACGGCCAGGAGACATTAAATTCATTGACCATGCCACCGCATGGCGGTCACCCTTAGTCAGCGTGTTCATTGGCTCACCAGCTTGGCCGATACCAAGGCCATTGCCCTTGCCCATAGTTTTCTCGCCATTTCTGCCAGCATGGCGCGTGGCTTGGTCATGGATGGGAATTGGCTGAGCCAATGTAATCGGCACATTGCCGCCGCCTGATCCGTAAGTAGCAGACACGGTGGTGCAGACATCACCTAATTCCCGCACCCTGCTGTCTTGGCTGTGCAGCTCATAGACGGGATGCAATACAAATGCAGGATTTTGAGTTTCTCCACCACCGCCTGTATTTTTAGTGATGCAAGAAGACAATATATCTTCTCTGATGCTACCAATTGCTGGCGTAGAAAAAGTTTGCACAGGCACAAACATGGGACAACCAGCATTGACATGCTGATCCTCAAGACCTTGTTTTGTGCCAAAGGTTGTGTCTAGTGTGCTACTTATTTCGGCAGGCCAGCTACTGTTTGAAGCGCCCGTTCCAGCGCTTCTGGTAGCTGCTTCCCCCGTTTCTCTGCTCGGCGCAATATCCCTGCGCACGCTGTCGAACTCAAAAAGAATCTCTGCGGGATCGAAGTCGTTTCTAGCACTTGCGATAACGAACACACGGCGGCGGCGTTGGGCCACTCCGAAATATTGGGCATCAAGGACTCGCCACGCGACTGTTCGCGTTTGTCCAACAACAATACCAGCGGTTGACCACTTCCCGTCTGGGCAGGTGACCGGATCATTTTCCCCTGCAAGCGCTGCAAGGAAACAACCGAAGGCGTTGTCCTTTGTGGAGAGGACGCCTGGGACATTTTCCCAGAAGACGATTGCTGGAGCATCTCCTCGAACAGATCGAACATGGTCAATTGCATTTGCGATACCTACAAAAGTGAGTGAAAGATTACCTCTGGCATCGTCCAGAGAGTTACGAAGACCGGCCACGCTGAATGCTTGGCATGGTGTGCCACCACAGAACAGGTCTGGGGCTTCTACCTCGCCGGACAGAATGCGTTCTGGCAGCAGGGTCATGTCGCCAAGGTTGGGGACATCAGGGTAATGGTGCTTGAGCACGGCGCAAGGGAATGGCTCAATCTCTGACAACCATGCGGCCTTCCAACCCAATGGATGCCAAGCAACAGATGCGGCCTCAATGCCGGAGCAAACTGATCCGAATCTCACTGCTGCTTCTCCTTAACCAGTGATGCAGCAGCATGCTTCTCACCGATCAGGTCTTCGCTGATCTGGATGTCCAGCTTGGCAATGGCCGATGGCGACTTCAGGTCGAATGCCTGCGGGTAGGACTTCAAAGCCTCGTAGGCCAAGGCGTCAGACTTCCAGAACTTGGTCTTGCGACCTGGTCGCAGTGTCCAGCCAATGATCTGCCAGCCTTGGGTGATCTGACGCTTGGCCGACTCCAGCACTGCATCCGACCACAGCGCTGCAAGCTGCGCCAGTTCAATGTCTTCTGGGGTGACATGCGGCACTGCAATCGTGTCATCCTTGTCGGCCTGCTTGACGATGTCTGCAAACTCTTTGCGTGCGTTGTCCTGCACCTTCTGCCGCATGCTTGGGCAGATGGGCTTGGCCTTGCAGTATCTGCAAGCACTGGTGGACGGGTTGGTCGGTGCGTCATCGGTCAGCGCGAGGTTGGCAGCGGCCAGCAGGTCGTGGCCGTGCGAGATCAGGTCAGCGCCTGAGACTGTCCACTTACTGTGGCCGGCTCGGGGCTGGAAGATGTGCATGGTGCATGTAATCGTTTCAGGCGCATTCAACATGCGCATAACACCCAGCGCGTAGGTCAGCATCTGCTTGTTGTCCTCAGCCTCGACCAGCACTCGGCCCGTCTTGAGATCGACCACATGGAGGTGGTCGCCATCAACCAGCACGGCATCAGCAGTGCCGCCGAGGGATTGGTGTAGGGTCTTCAGACCTGCGTCAACATTCACCTCAATCATGCGCTTGCGGGGTTTCTCGACCAGCGTGTTGATGAAGGTGGCGTACTCGTTGGCCATTTGATAGTGATCGATTGGGTAAAGCTCAGGGTTAATTACCTCGCCGCGCAGAATGCGCTCGGATAGCTCATGGATAGCCGTGCCGATGGCAGCAGCCTCACCGGCTGGCTCATAAGGCATCTTGCTTTCCAAACGGTAAGAGCCTGGGCAGCTCATCACCCTGTCCATGCGGGATGCTGAGAGTCGGGCGTGCTTGCGGTCAGTGTGCTGCATGTTGTTCCTTGGTTAGCTTGGTGATGAGTGCCTTGACCTTCTCGGCGTGCGGCTTGGTGAGGTAGTACTCGACCCGCACAAGGCCAGCATCCTTTCGGCGCTGGCGCAGTGCTTGGACTCGTTGGGTGGGGGTCATGCAATACCTTGTGCTTTATCAAGGGCTGCTCTGGCTGGTATTAGCAGTGCCGCAGGAAGTGTTTTGTTGTCAACTATTGAGAGCAACGCCTCGTACAAGTCACGCGCTGCGGCAAGCATCTTCGCAT